GGGTTTCGCGGATCAACCATAAATGATCCAAGTGCATATTTCTTCTCCCACATTTTTATAATATAGTTCATTGGAGTTATACGCGAATGCCGGAAGATGTCGCCTAGCAAAAACCAGACATCATTGACATCCAGGTCAGGATAATTGTATCTAGGACTCTTAAAGTACCTGGCAACAGAAGCTTGCTCGTTGTCATAAGTTCGATATTCTTCAGTTCGTTTCCATTCAACGGCTTTCACGCGCAAAGGATCCAAAACAGAGTCCACGTACATTTTACGATTGTGGATACCTTGTTTCCATGTAGAACCGGAAACAAGCCAGCTTGAATAAGCAGATGTGCTGGCAAACCTAGAAGGAGTGTCAAGTTCAACATTAATTGGCCAGCCCGCATCTCTCATGATGTCCAAAGTGCTTTGCACATGCTCAGCATCATAATTAGAAGACCCACCCAATATATAATGGGGTAGGCCAAGATCAGACACAACTATGGCCAACTTAGTAACGGCATTCTTGAAAACTGGAACAAAACCCGAACCATGGCCAGTGGGGCGAAAACCTGCACGGTTCATGTATTTCCTGGATACAAAATTCCATTCAACAAAAGCGCCAGTCACATCCACAGCCACGGCTGTCAGAACCCATGAAATCCATTCAACAAATTCTGTGGAAAACAAAGATACCACAAAAACCAAAATTGAATACAGAACACCTATGCCAAACACAACAGCACTAGGATTTAGTGTGATGATAGCGATAACTAATAGGACATAGTATCTGATCACTGTGCCCATACGCTTTAAAGGTCTTAAATAAAGCACCAGGAGTGCATTGAGGGACCAGAGAAGGACCACTAACCATACCTTTGGACCGGGTAGCAGCGTGGTATGTAAGACCACAATGAATTGTGACCACAACATACTGGTCAATTCATAATAATTTGAGTAAGACCCATTAGGGACAGTTGTTTGCAACAACTTAGATTGAAACTGTCCCAAAAGGCGGTCATCACCCAGATCAAAAGAAGCCACAACCCACTTTACTGGCCCAGTGCCGAAACCATGCCATGGTGTGTTGGTGTCACACCACAACGCATGCCTGGGACCAACAACTGATATAAGAGCGTACTCATTCCGCACAAAACGTCGTATTGTGATCAAGAACACAAAGAACAATGTTGCCATCACTAAGTGGTATTGTGTCAATGTCCCCAGAATCACAAGTGGTGCAGGCACAAACCAGCAAAAAGACAACAAGACAAATGGCCAAATAGCCAGAACAAAAATCAAAAACCCGACCCAGAGGGTCAACATAAAAACCACGATGCATTTAAAAATGCACTCCAGTGGAAAAAGGACGAAAGATAGAAGTCCGG